CACGGCCGCCGTGTTCTCCGGCACCTATGACGACGCCCTATCTGAGGCCGACGTCATGGAATGCCACGTCCGGTGGCAGGTTTTATCCACCTGTATCGAGGCCACCGAATGAAGCCGCGCCGCCCCCCAAGCCATACCGCCGCCCACTCGTCTCGATGAGAAGGGCCGTCCCCGCACCAAGTGGGATGATCTCGCCGCCCAAGAGCCCCCGCTCGACCCCGCCCGCTTCCGCTCCGCCGAAGCCGCCCGCGCCCACGTTCACGGCCTCTCCGATGAACACGCCCCCGGCGCCGAGCCCTTCGTCAAGCGCTTCAAGTAGGCCCACCACCACCCACCAATGACCGCCCTCCCTTCACCCACACCCTCACCCGCCGCCCAAGCCGCCCTTGCCTCGCCCGTCGCCTACTTCGGCAACGCCTTCGCCCAAGAGCCGGAGGAGATTATCCCCCTTGGTGACATCCTCGAACGCATCCGCGCCGGCATCTGGGGCGAACCCGTGGTCCGCATCCGCCGCCACCTCGAACGCCAGAACGAGAAAGGCTATCAGGAAGCCAAGCGCCACCTCCCCGCCTTCACCATGTCCGGCCAGTGCATCACCCGCGACGCACAGGTGAAACTGGATAAAAAGTTCACCCAGCACTCCGGCGTGCTCCAGTGCGATTTCGACCGCAAGGACAACCCCCAGCTCGACCTCGCCACCATCACCCCCGCCCTGCACGCCGACCCGCATGTGATCTTCGGCTTTATCTCGCCCTCCGGCGTCGGCCTCAAATGCGGCCTCCTGATCGACGGCACCCGCCACGCCGAGAGCTTCGCCGCCGCCGAAGGCTACTTCCTCAAAACCTACGGCATCCAGATCGACAAAAGCACCAAGGACCCGCTCCGCCTCTGCTTCGTCTCCTGCGACGATGACCTCTGGATAAACGACACCGCCACCCCGCTCCCCATCCCCGCTGCGCTCCCCGCCGCCACCAGCCGCCCCCCGCTCTGGTCGCCCCCCCTCGAACGCACCGCCGAGGATATACGAGAGATGCTGCGCTTTGTGCCACCCCGCCCGCCCTACGATGACTGGCTCCGCATCGCCTCCGCCGTCTGGTCCGCGCTCAGCCTGGAAGAAGGCTGCCGCCTGCTCGCCGAGTGGAGCCCCGAGGAAAAGCCGGGCGAGTATGCCGGCAAACACCGCCACCGCCTCGCGCAAGTCGGCATCGGCACCCTCGTGCACTACGCCCAAGAGCACGGCTTCGATGCGCGTGCCGCCGCCCGCCGCAAGATCTGGGCCGGCCGCCTGCGCTTCGCCGACAGCCCGCGCAACGCCGCCGACACCGGCCACGAAGAGACCTTCTCCACCCCGCCCCCTGCCGTGCAGGCGGTGGAGATCGGGCGCGAGTTCATCGTCGATTGCCTCGAAGCCGCCCAAGTCGGCGACGCCCGCCTCTTCGCCGCCCGCCGCCAGGGCCAGAAACTCTACGATCACCTGCGCCAGTCCTGGCGCACTTATGATCGCGGGACCTGGGTGCCGGACGACCAAGCCGCCACCCTCATGGACGTCTCGACCGACACCGTGCAGATTTACAACGCCCTCATCGCCACCCTGCGCGAAGACATCGCCAAGACCCCGCCCCCCTCCGGAGAAGAAAAGCGCGATGCCCGCGCCGCCCAGGTCGAGCGCATCCGCGCCCGCATCGCCAAGCTCCAGACCCGCGCCCACCTCGCCGCCGTCGATGAGCTCTCCCGCTCCCTGCTCGCCACCAAGGCGACGGAATTTGACCAGCAACCCCACCTCTTCGCCGTGCAAAACGGCGTGCTAGACCTCGCCTCCGGCCTCTTCCGCGAGCACCGCGCCGAGGATAAACTCACCTACCGCGCCGTCTATGGCTTCGACCCCGAGGCCACCTGCCCCAAGTGGCTGGCTTTCCTTGATTTCGCGTTCAGCAACGATCAGGCCCTGATCGCCTACCTCGCCCGCGTCACCGGCTACATGCTCACCGGCTACGTCGATAAAGACGTTTTGTTTTTTCACTACGGCAAAGGGGCCAACGGCAAGAGCACCTACACCGGCGTCATGCAGATGTTGCTCGGCGAAATGGCTACCACCATCGGCATCGAGGCGCTGCTCGCCAAGCAGGCCGACAACAACTTCGACTACAAAAAAGCCATGCTCGAAGGCAAACGGGTGGCCTTCACCGATGAGATCCCGGAAAACCGCGTGCTCTCCGATAGCGCGGTCAAGGCCTTGGTCGGTGGCGACATGATCACTGCCCGCCGTCCCTACGAAAAGCCCTACAACTTTTCCCCTACCCATAAGCTCATCCTCGTGGGCAACCATAAGCCCGAGATCAAAGGCACCGACCACGGCATCTGGCGGCGCATCCACCTTATCCCCTGGCTAAACACCATCCCCGAGGGCCAGCGCCGCCCCCGGCACGAGATTCACGCGGAGCTTCGGGCCGAGCTTCCCGGCATCCTGAATTGGGCGCTGCGCGGCTTCCTCGACATGGCCGACGGTGGCGGCCTGCGCCCGCCGGAGATCGTGACGAGTGCGGTCAAAGAATACCAAGGCGACAGCGACCAGCTCGCCCGCTTCATGGAAGAGCGCACCGAACGCAGCACCATCGGCGAAGTGCTGGCGGGCAAGCTGCTCAAAGCCTACCTCGCCTGGTGCGAAGACGAGGGCGAGATCCCGCGCTACCGCAGTTCCCGCCGCCTTATCGCGGCATTAAAAGAGCGCGGCCACACCTTCCGCCTCAACGGCGACAAAGCCGCCGTGCTCCAAGGCGTGGATCTGATCGACGCCACATAAAGCCATGAGCCTACCACCCACCGCATCCATCGACCCCAAGGACCGCATTATTCACGCCTGCGTAACCTGGGCACATAGCGAAACGACCACGTGCCCCAGCTGCCACGGCCCGGCGCTTGAAGGAGCACTCGACGGCAAGCTAGTGGGTGCAACTTGCCACCACTGCGGAAACAAAGACCCCGATTTACACCCCATGAACATCATCGAACACATGGAATTTGATTACGCCGCGTGCTGCTGGTTCGTGACCTACCGCACACTTACGACCGCCTCGAAAACGGTATTCGTAAAAGCCTCCTACTTCGCCACCCGCGACACACTGCGGGCGCTTCTGCCGTCTTTATGAGCATCGCAATCCATAATCGCGTTCCCTCGGGCGACTTGTTCGGCGGGGTGGGCTCGCCCGCCGTGCTGACGATAACTCGCCGCGCCCCATCGGACGAAATCCGCATCGTAATAAGAACGACGACCGGGACTCTTGAGCTGGGGATGAGTGCGGAAAATTTAGCACTCTGCCTCACGGGTCTGGCTGAGTGCCAGGCCACCATCACTCGCACCACTTCGCGGTCTTTGCCGAACGTCCCGGTGAGCAATTCGGCGAGATCGTAGCTCAATAGCAATTTACCATTACGAATATGAAAAACGATGATTTGGGACAAACAGCCGAATTGGCTCCAGTGGGTGGTTCGGCGGGATGGATAATCCTTTTCCACGGCAGCGACGAGTGGGAGTGGATAACGCCGCGCCCGCACCGCAACGCAGTCGCTTGGGCGACAGATGACAACCGACACCTAAATTACGGGCGAACCGGATACAGTCTAATCGAAGCGCCAAAACCTGTCGCATCGTGTGCCGTGCCGAACGTAAAGGTGAGGGACGCGGCCAGCGACTCCCGCCCACTCGACACCTCCCGCGAATGAATGCCAGCGAGCATCCGCGTTCCTCTCCACCGTTTTGTTAGCCTCATTTTCTTATGATAACCGAAGAACATATCAAACGCATGAATGCTCTGGCAGACGCCGGGGAAACTATTAGCGCCGACGCGCTGAAAATGCTACTCACTCACGTCGCCGGACTCGACCGCGACCTTGAAGCCGTGATGCAAGAACGCGACCTCGCGGAAGAATATGCCGACCAACTCGCGGCAGGCGTCGGCAAGCTGACCGGCGTCGATGTTGGCGAGCACACCTCGTCGCACTGCCCGTGGGCTGCGGCTATCGACGCCGTGGAGTCTGCCTTGGCTAACACTAGAATAACCCCACCTGAAAAATGAACGTAAGGCGCAAGAGCCTACACCGTAAGCGAAACTGCAAGCATGCGAAGCGGCGCGCCAACCAGCGCGCGGCCAAGGCCCGCAAGCGTATCGAGCGAGCCACTGCGCCCATCGATCACTCCATCGAGCTCGCCGCCGCCGACCGATGCCCCATGCCTGCGGCCTCGCTTCGCTTCCGCATCACCATCGAATGCCTCAGCGACGGCGAACGCGCCACATTCACCACCGCCGAGGTTCCGTTTGGCTGGACCGTCAGCCCCACGCTCTGCGGCCAGAAGGTGGCCAAGATTATCAGCCATTACCGGCCCGCGTAAAATTACCAAGCGCCCACCCCAAGCCCACCCGCACGGTGGGCTTTTTTGTTGACCGCATCCGGCCCGCCGTGTTACTGCGTGCCCATGTCCGCAGCTTCGGCACCTCCGCCCGCCAGCGCGCCTACGCTTTCCGCCGTGGCGCGTGCCATCGGGCTTTCTCGCGAGCGGCTGTCCCGCATCCGCGCCGCCTGCCCTCCACTCCAGGGCAAAGGCCCCTACGCCATTGCTCCCATTCAGGCGTGGTTGGATAAAAACCATCCCGAGTGGCGCGAGCGCGCCGCCTTGCAAGCGGGTGCCACCTCCCCTGTTTCCGCCGCCGTCTCGGAACGCATCGCCGAGGCCCGCGCCCGCAAGCTCACCGCCGATGCCGAGCTATCCGAAATCGAGCTGGCTCTGCGCCGCCGCGAGGCATGGCCCGCCACCATTGTGCGCGCCCGCTGGGCCGCCCTCGCCTCCGCCCTGCGCGCCCGGCTGGAAGCCCTCTGCGTCACTGAGCTGCCCGCCCGCCTCGGCGGCGCCCCCACTGCCGATCTGGCCGCCGCCTACCGCGAGGGCCTGCGCGCCCTGCTCGCCGACTTCTCAGAGGAATCGTTTACCGCCCAAGTGCTGGCCGATCAACGCAAGGAGGAGACCACCCGCCGCTAGCCCATGCTCGAAGATCTGGCCGCCATCACTGCCCGCGCCCTGCGCCCCGCCGATTCCCGCCCGCTTGAGCAGTGGGCAGGCGAACACCTGGAAGTCGGCGGCTGGTCCCCATACCCCGGCCGTTTCTCCGCCACCCACACCCCTTGGATTATCGAGCCCCTCGCCGCCTTCCAGCGCCCCACCGATCAATGCTGGCGCATCACCCTCATGGCTGCGGCGGCGGGCGGTAAATCCACCGTCGCCGAAATCTGCCTGCTCTGGCTGATCGAGAACGCACCCGGCTTCGCCGCCTGGTTCGCGCACCACGAAAGCGCGGCCAAGGAGTTTTCCCGCACCCGTATCCAGCGCATGCTCCAAGCCTGCGCCCCGGTGCGCGCCTACCTCGACCTGGTCGACCGCCACAGCAAGACCACCCTCGGCGTGCACTTCCCGCACATGGATTTCCTGATCCTGCCGGCCAACGAGGGCGCAGCCCAATCCAAGCACCTGCGTTACCTCTTCCTCGATGAGACGTGGCAATACGCCCCCGGCATGCTGGCGCAGATCCACAAGCGCACCACCCGCTACTCGCATAACCGAAAGGTGATGGAGCTTTCCACCGGCTCCCTGCTCGATGACGAGACCGCCCAAGCCTTCGCCCTCGGCACCCGCCGGGAGTGGCAGTTTTTTTGCCCCCACTGCCAGCACCGGCACCCACCAAAGTGGAGCAACGTCACCTGGAGCCCCGAGGCCCGGCGCGGCGAGCACGAGTGGGATATGAAGAAAGCCCAGGCCACCGTCACCTACCTCTGCCCCGAGTGCGGCCATGCCCACCCGCCGACCGAGGCCGTGGGCTATGCCCTCAATAAAAACGGGGCCTACACCGACCCCGCCCCCGACGCCGCGCGCGGGCATGAGAGCTTCCGGTGGAACGCACTCGCCTCCTCTTACGCCCAACTCCCCGAAATGGTGGGAGAATTCCTCGAAGCCCGCGCCGCCATTCGCCGCGGCACGGTCGAGCTTCACCGCGAATTTGTGCAGAAACGTCTGGCCGAGGCATGGGGGCCGCCACCGCCGGAAGATCAATGCGCCCGCGTGCAGAGCGACTACGCCCTCGCCGATCCGTGGCCCGACGCGCCCGAAGCCGTGGCCCTCCTCACCGTGGACGTGCAGATGACGCACTTCTGGTGCGTGGTGCGCCTCTGGGCCAAGGGCCGCACCCGCCTGCGCTGGGCGGGCCGGGTGGATGACTGGCAATCCGTGCGCGACCTCCAGCTTGCCCACTCCATCCCCGCCGACCTCGTGCTGGTGGACTCCACCCACTTCACCGACCGCGTCTACCGCGAATGCTGCCGCTGGGGCTGGCACGCCATTCGCGGCGTCAAGGCCCCCGGTGGCTTCGTGATTGATCGCCGGGGCGACAAGCGGCCGGTGCGCGTCATGGCCCGCAAGGCCGAGGGCAACGGCACCCCCGCCAGCCTCGCCCCCGGCAGCGCGCTGCGCTCCTGCAAGGTCTTCGCCGTCTCCGAAGAACTCACCTCTCAGGCGCTGGGGCACTACCGCTCCGGGGGCGACCCGGCGGCATGGAGCATCGCCGCCGACGCCCCGCCCGACTACTTGGCCCAGCTCGCCGCCCGCCAGCGCTTCGCCCGCAAGCACGCCAAGACCGGGCAGCCCGTCTGGGAATGGCGCACCATCGGCAAGTGCGGCGAGCACTTGTGGGACTGCGAACGCTACCAACTCGCCGCCGCCCAGCTGGCCGGCTTCCTCATCGCCGAGCCCGCCACCACGGCCAAAGACAAGGATACATCCCCATGAGCACCGCCACCCGAGCCGAGCCCTACCTCACGCCCAAAGAAGTGCAGGCCCGCATGGAAGAGCAGGGCGTGCGCTACTCCGTGCCCTACTGGCGCGCCGTGCTCCGCCAGTGCCCGGCCTCGATCCGGCGCGGGCGCTTCGCCCGCTGGAGCGACGTGTGGGCGTGGTGGCTGCTCAATCCTGACTGGAGCCCATACGCACGGAATCAACCTCCGCAGGCGGGGCTGGGCTAGTTTCCCTGCCGGTGGCTAAAAATCGCACTTTCTGCGCGTCTCTATGACTTGGTAGCACTTGCGCTGCGTGTTTTTCGGCGCGCCCTCTTGCACGGTGGAGGCGTGGCACACACCCGCGCACAACTCGCCGAGCATATCCGCCGCCTCTTCCGGCTGGGCGGTGCCGACGCCGCTGCGCGTCATGCTTGGCTCGATACGCAGGGCGACCAGATCCTCGCCGCCGACCTCGAAGAGGGCGCGGGCGGGCGCATCGCCTCCACCTCCGCCCATGGTGCCAGCGTAGCTTTTGCCCCCGCCCCCTCTCGCGCTGCGCAGGATGCGCTCGGCTTGATCGCCACCCTGCGCCCCTACGCCGACGCCCCCACGCTGGCGGCCGCCCTCGCCGTGCTGCCGCCCCGCGTCACCGCCACCCGCCCCGACTTCTCCGGCCTCACCAACTGACCATGCCCGGTCTTCTCTCACGCATTTTCACCAAGCCCGCGCCCGCCGCCAAGCCCGCGCCCGCCGCTGCGTCCGGCCTGGAAGTGGTGATGCTCGATGGGGGTGCCGCCGCCGTTTCCGCCACCGCGCTCGCCGCCGTGAAGGGCAGCACCGCCGAGCGCGTGCTGGGCCACTACGAAGCCGCGCAGTGGAGTGCCAATCGCTCCTGGCAGATCGGCTGGGTGCAGGATCCTGCCCAAGACATCGACGAAGCCACCCGCCGCGAAATCCTGCGCCGCGCCCGCTTCCAGGAGAAGAACAGCCCCATCTTCCAACGGGTGCTCGACCTGCTCGAAACCAACATCGTAGGCACCGGCCTGCTCCCCACCCCCATTACCACCTCGGCGGATTTCAACTCGCAGGCGAAGGCGTTTTTCGAGCGCTGGGCCCGCCACGCCTCGCTTGATGGGCGCGAGAGCTTCGCCGGGTTGCAGGCCCTGATCGTGCGCGCCATGGCGGTGGACGGGGAAATCTTCGCCCACCTCGCCCGCAATGAACAAGGCGAGCCCCGCGTGCAGTTGATCGAAAGCCACCGCATCGGCGCCGGCCAGATCAGCGGTCAGTGGTGCCACTCCGGCATACAGTGCGATGCCTACGGCCGCGCCCTCGCCTACATCCTTTCCTCGCCCGCCGAATCCATCACCGTGCTCCCCGCCCATCGCGTGGTGCATTTTGCCGAGCCGGGCCGCGCGGGCCAGCTGCGCGGCCTCTCCCTCTTCCACGCCTGCCTCACCACCCTGCAAGACCTGCACGAATTGCAGACGCTGGAAATGCTCTGCGCCAAGAGCGCGGCGCTCAATGCCTTCATTTTCAAACGCAAGGGCGGCGAGGCCGATACCGAGGGCACGGCAGACAGCTACGGCGATTTGAGCAGCAACACTGCCGCACTGGCCGCCCAAGGCTACGCGCCCGAGCGTGCCGCGCAGCTGCGCAAGGCCATCGGCGGCACCACGGTGTTTCTCAACGAAGGCGAAGAATTCAGCCAGACCGAGAACGACCGCCCCTCCGCCGCCATGCGTGAGTTCTGGGAATATCTCGTCTCCCTCGTGGCCCGCGCCATCGGCCTGTCCCGCGCCGCCCTGCATGACTACGAAGGCTGGAGCGGCCCCGCCCTGCGCGCCGCCCTCGTGGCCGACAACCGTTTCTACCAGGTGCGCAGCTCCGCCCTCACTGACCGGCTCCAGGCCCTCTACGAGGAAGTGATCGGCTATGGTATCTCCAGCGGAGCCATCGCCGCCGCCGCCCCCGAGGATTGGCGCGCAACCCGCTGGCACGCCCCCCGCCGCCCCACCATCGACGTGGGCCGCGACTCCCGCGCCCTGCTCGATGAGCTCGCCGCCGGCATCCGCACCCGCCGCGACGTGCAGGGCGAGATGGGCCTCGATTGGCGCGAAGTCGCCACGCAGCAGCTCGAAGAGCTGGCCTTCATCCGCTCCGAAGCGGCGCGCCTCAACCTGCCCCCCGCCGTCGCCGACGCCCTGCTCGGCATTCAGCCCGCGCCCAAGCCCACCACCACGCCACCCGCCGCCTGACCATGCCTACCCCCACCCACATTCGCGCCTACGCCACCCCGGCCCAGCTCGCCATCGCGGAGCAGGAGGGGGCGGCGCTGCCCTCCGAGATCGTCTATTTTCCCGCCGGGGCCAGCCAGATCCACGCCAGCAGTGACCGCGAAGGCGGCTATCACGGCGAGGTCATCGTCAGCGAAGCCACCGCCTCCCGCTTCCAGCAGGAACTGCTAAAACTGCGCGCCGCCGGTGGCCGGGCATGGATCGACGCCGACCACACCAACGGCGCGGCTATGGGCGACGTGCGCGAGTTCTCCTGGGCTCCTTCGCGCGGCGTCATTGCCCGTGTTGACTGGACGCCCGCCGGAGAACGCGCCCTGCGCGAGCGTGCCTACTGCGCCTTCTCCCCCGCCTTTCTGCTAGATCGCCAGACCTCGCAGCCCATCGGCCTCTCCACTGCGGAGGCCGTGGGCGCGCTGGTCAACGCCCCCGCTTTTGGCGCGCGCCTGCAACTCATCGCCGCCGCCGCCTCTCCAGAACCTAAACCCAAACACCCTGCACCTACCATGAACAAGATCGCTGAACTGCTCGGCCTTGCTGCCGATTCCACCGAGGAGCAAATCTGCGCCTCCGTCGCCGCCCTCAAAGACGGCCCCAAGAAAGAAGAAGTCGCCGCCGCCCTGGCCAAGCACAAGGCCGCCGAAGCCGAGGCTGTAAAAGCCAAGGCCGACCTCGAAGCCGCCCGCAAAGCCGAGGCCAGCGCCAAGGCCGAGATCGAGACCCTTCGCGCCGCCGCCGTGGCCCGCCAGACCGTCACAACCGAGCCCGGCTTGGTCGAGAAGCTCAAAGCCTACGCCAAGGCCGACGGCGACACCAAGCGCCGCATCCTCGCAGGCTCCTTCCGCAAGGAACTGCGCCAATCCGGCGAGGCCATGAAGATTCTGGCCGCCAACTCCCTCGGCTCCCTTGCTGGCGACCTCATCCTCCAGAGCGCGCTGCCCCTGCTCAAGCTCCAGTTCCCGATGCTCGGCATGATCTCGACCGACTTCTCGGCTGAGAACGTGAGCTTCAATCAAGCGGTAAAGAGCCGCATTCGCACCATCCCCACCGTGACTGATTACAATTCAGTCACGGGTTACGCCACTAGCGATGCCGGCACCACCGACGTGCCCGTCACTATCGACGCGCACAAAGCGGTGCAGATCGCCTTCAATGCCAATGAAGTCGCCAGCACCTCCCGCGACCTTTTCAGCGAGCAGGTCGAAGGCATTTCCTACGCCCTCGGCAAGGTCTTGGTGGACGCTCTCTATGCCAACATCACCGCTGGCAACTTCGCCAACTCCACCACCACTGCGCTGGTCAATATGGACCGCAAGGCACTTGTGAAACTCGCCAAGGCGCTTGGTGGCCGTGGCGTCGCCGGGCTCGGCCGCTTCATACTCCTTAACCAGGACTACTACGAGGCCCTCGCTAACGACACCACCATCCTCAACCTCGCCGCCTACCAGAAGTCCGAGTTGATCACCGGCTACACCCTGCCGACCATTCACACGCTCCAGCCGGTCGAAGCGGTCAACCTCCCCACCACCGGCAACCTCACCGGCTTCGCGGGCGGTCCCGACTCGCTGGTTATCGCGACCCGCCTGCCAAACGACTACACCACCGCCCTGCCCGGCGCTAACAACGGTGCCGTCTCGACCATCACCAACGCCGACACCGGCATCAGCCTGGCTGTTACCCAGTTCGTTGACCACACCCTCGGCCGCGCCGTGTGGCGCGCCGCGCTCATGTTTGGCACGGCGAAGGGTCAGGCCGCCAGCGGCCAGCGCCTCATCAGCGCCTAAGCTTAACCCTGGAGCACACCCGCCGCCATGCCCTCCGCCGCCCAACTCGCCCTCACGCGGGGCCACGATGCCCTCTTCGCCGCCCACGGCGAGGTGGGCACGTGGGGGGACGGCACCCGGCAGGCGGCGGGCGTGCGTCAGGTGCAGAGCCAGCCCGGCCTCGATGGTCGGGGCACGGTCGAAGAGACCGTGTTTGTTGTCCGGCGGGCTACGGTGCCCGCCCCCCTCCCCGAAGTCGGGGAGCCCTTCTTTATCGACGGCATCGAGCACCGCCTCGTTTCCCTGCGCCCCGGCCAGATGCCCGGCACCATCGCCCTCGTATTGGAGGAGGTCTTACGATGATCGCGCCCTCCATCGACAAAGCATCCCTGGCGGAACTGGATGCACTCCAGCGCGCCCTCACTCTCTACCAAGGGCTCTCCCGCAAGGGCGCCATCGAGGCGACGCACAAGAAAGCCGACGACCTGCGCATCCAGCTCTACAAGGGCTTTGCCTCGCACAAATGGCGCGGCTCACGCAAGGGGTCCAAGCGCTCGCGCGGCGTGGCGTTTGTCGAGATGCGCCAGCGTGCCCGCCAAGGGCGCGGCACCAAACTGCGTGCCGGCATCACCGCCTCCGCCTCCGCCCCGCTCACCGACAAGCACGGGCGCACGCTTACCACGCATCAGCGGCTGGTCTGGAGTGAACTAGCCCGCCGCCAAAGCGGACAAAACGTGCTCGCGGTGGCCTTCCTCATGCGGCGCTGGCGCAGCAACAGCCAGGGGCGCTCACTGCGTTCCAATGTGTCGGCGCGTATCGACACCTCACTGCTCGAAGCCACCCACCAACAGCGTGACCGCCAAGGCAAGAGACTGCTCGGCGAAGTGCGCCTCACCACCAACGGAGCCGAGCTTTCCGGCTTCGTGGAAGGCCACCAGCAAATCGCCCAACGCTACGGCATCGTGCCGGCCGCCCTGCGCTCCGTGCGGGCCGACACCGAAATCTACCTGCGCCGCAAACTCGGCGACTACTTTGCCGACGCCGCGCGCTCCGTCGGCCTGCGCCCCGTCTAACTCACTCACCCATGCCAGCCCTCAGCCAACTCCGCCCGATCGTGCGCCAGCGCCTGCTCACCGCCACCACGCTCGGCAACACGCCGATACTGCTCGATGATCTGCCGCCCGGCACACCTGCGCCCGTGCTGGAAGATGCGCTGCGGGAATACGGGGCCTGCATTTCCATCCCCCCGCTGCTCTCGGTCAGCATCCCCCAGCCACTGCGAACCCCCGGCCTCTACGGCGTGGAAGCGGAAATCGCCGTGCACCTGCGCACCCAGCCCACCATCCGCGCCCGGCTGGCCGCCGCCCAGGTGCCGCCCGTCGCCGTGCTGCCCGTGGAGGATCTTATCGAGGCGGTCTTGAGCACCATGGCCGGAGCCAACCAGACGCCCGGCGCCGTGCTGGGGATTTTCACCCCCGCCGCCGAGGCCGTCTCCCTCGTGATCGAGGACTCCGGCTGCGTGACCTACTCCATCCGCTTCACCGCCAAGCTGACCCTCTCCTCCAACTCGTAAGCCAACCCTTAAGCCACTAAACCATGCCTCAATCCATCCTGGTGGGAAACCACCTCTTCTTCGCCCGCGAGGGTGACACGATCGACACCGTAGTCGTATCCCGCACCGCCAAGCCCGACAATGCTCCGACCACCAACTGGACGAGCATCGGCCTGGTCTCCTCCGCCTCCGTCGAGCAGACCCGCTCCGACATCGAGATCTTCCGCCCGTCGCCCGGCCGCATGGTCCTGCACGATGTGCTGGAGAGCAAACAAGACCTCTCGATCAGCTGCACCGTGGAGGAGGCATCCCCCCTCATGTGGGAGCTGCTCTTTGGCTCGCTCGAAATCGACCCCACTGCGGCCACCAACCCCGGCGCTTTCGTGCCCCTCGCCCGCACGGGCAAGGTGAAAGGATGGTTCAAGTTCCAGCAATACAACCAGGCGGATCAGCTCGTGAGCGTGGTCGATATTTACGGCTATGCCGAAATAGACGGCGCGGTGGAGTTTGGCGACCAGAGCGCCGTGGTCTCCTTCTCGCTCAAGATCCGCCGCCTTAAGAGCGATCTGGAGAGCGGCCAGCTCACCAACCTCACGTAACCGGACGCCGCACCCATGGCCGACCCCATCCCCTACACCACGCCCGCCGCTCCGCCGCCGCCTGCCGCGATCACGCTGTCGGGTGCGGGTGCGGCCAGCCCGCCAGACAGCATTACGGTGGGCGGCGGGGCTGCCGCCGATCCGGCGCTGAGCGTGCCACCGTCGAGCGGCGTCGGCCTGCCCGGCGGCCCCGGTGTAACTGAGGCCATCCCCCAAGCCACCGTAACCCCGCCCGCGCCCCCTGGAGCGGTGGCCAGTGCCACCCCTGCCACTGCTCCGGCGCCCGAGGCCATACCCGCCGCCACCCCCCAGCCAGCCGGATCAACGGCCGCGATCCCCCAGAATGCGCCCGCCACCCCGCCACCTCCGGGCGCAGTGCAGCCAGTTACGGCGGGCAATACCCTGCCATCAAATGTATCGACCACTCAACTGGCTGCCGCGCTTAACGAGCGCCTGCTCTTCCGCTACGCCCTCGTAGGCGGCACTGGTGGCAGCCTGGACGGCGTGGCCACCACCGACCTGCCGCTGCTCACCCCCTGCCTCGTCTCGTCCGAAGGCGTGCTGTCCATGTGGCAGCTCCAGGCATGGGACGGCACCACGGCGGAAAATACCGCCGCCGGACTGGTGCTGCCGGACGACGCCGTGCCGGTGACGAACGCCAAGATCTGGGTGCGCCTCAACTAACGATGAAAACCCGCTTCCTCCTCTCCCTCCTCCTCGTCTCGTGTGCTTGGGCGCAAACTACGACCTCGACCAAGACCGTGACCAAGACGGTCGGCACCAACGCCCTCACCGAAGACCTGACTGTTCCCTCTGGCCGCACCGTCACCTTCTCGCCCGGCGCGGCGATCACTCTCCCCGACAACGCGCTCCAGATCGCCGACGTCTCCGGCCTGCAAGGGGCGCTCGATGGCAAGCAGCCGCTCGCCGCCGTTCTCACCGGCACCACTGCCAGCTTTACCACCGCCCTTGAAACCAAACTCAACGGCATTGCCGCCGGGGCCGAGGTGAACGTCAACGCGGACTGGAATGCCTCCTCGGGCGACGCCCAGATACTCAACAAGCCCACTCTCGGAACCGCCGCTGCGCTCGATGCTGCGAGTGGCTCCTCTGCCACGGCAACGCAGTTGGCCAAGGGCAACGATGCTCGCTGGGGGAAGGTATTGGATAATTCCAACCCCGGCGGCCCCATCCAAGTGATGCTCGGTTATTCTGGCAGTTCGTGGACCGTGCAGGATGCCGCCGGACTCAAGACCGCCCTCGGTCTCCCTACCTTCGGCACTGTTGTTACGAAGAATTTCAACGAATCGGGGAATGCCCTGACCTCCCAAGTTGTCATCGGAAACGACACCCGGCTGAGCGATGCGCGCACCCCGCTGGCGCATAATCAGGCATGGAGCACGATCACCGCCACGCCCACCACGCTCTCCGGCTACGGCATCACGGATGGGATTACCTCCGCCACCGCCGCCTCTACTTACCAGCCATTAACCGCCAAGCTGACGAGCGTCAGCAACCTGACCCAAGGCGGTATGCTGTGGCTTAATCCGGGTAATACAGTGAGTTCGAGTCACCCAGGGCCGGGCGGTATTTTCTACGGAAACCCCACTGGCAACACGTTCAACACCCTCGCCCTTGGCACCAGTGGCCAATGGCTGCGCAGCAACGGCACGAATCCTGAGTGGGCCAGCCTCGCCGCCAGCGCCACCACCGACACCACCAACGCCAGCAATATCACCACCGGCACCCTCGCCGATGCCCGCCTCTCGGCCAACGTGCCGCTGCTTTCCGCTGCCAACACCTTCACCGGCGCGGCCCAATCATCGCCCGCGTGGCTGCTCTCCGGCACCGGCGCTACCGATACCATCGCCACAAATCAGAACGGCCTCGGCTGGGCCGATGGGCGCGTCACCCTCCAGACGCCAGTCGGCGCGCTGCAATTCTACTCCACCGGTTCGCCCAGCCAATCGGTCATTTACTGGCCGGGCGTGATCAACGTCGGCACCCTGAGTGCCACCACGCTCACGGGCGACGTGCCCGCCGCCAACATCACCGCAGGCACCTCTGGCACCGATACGATCGAGACGGACCTCATGCGGCGCAGCCTGCCCTCGCCCCTGCGCGGTCTGGTTGACGGGTCTGATTTCGCGGGCCTGTACGGCATCACCTACCGCACCGGATCGAGCGGCTTTGGCACCGAGCCCACGCCGGGGAATTACTTTGTGAAAGTGGCGAGCGAACAGCTCACCGGGGGCAGCAATTACGAGCTGGTATCCAGCTACCGCACCGCCGCGCAGATGCGTGGCGATCTGGCTGCTTCGGTTCGCAGTCTCAGCGCCAACGCCACTCTGCTTTCAACGGATTCACTAATCATCTGCACGGGCGCTGGAGGCATTACCCTTACTCTACCAGCCGCCAACGCGCTGAATCCTCGGGCCGTGCAGCTGGACATTCTAAACCGCACATCAGGCAACGTCATTCTGACCCGCGCTGGAAGTGACCTCTTCGAGGGGCAGACCACAGCGACCATAGCCTCAGGGGCTTCGTGGAGCATCACTTCAGACGGATCAACCAACTGGTATCTCTACTAATTCTACCCATGCAATCCCTCCGACTCCTTATAGTATTAATCGCGGGTCTCACTACCGCGCTAGCCACCTACATCCCGACCAGCTCCCAGCTGCCGCCCGCGCTGGGCCAGACCACCGCCGCCGACTCGCTCCCCGTCGTTTTGGCCAGCGACTACACGCCCAAGCTCCCCATCACGACCAGTGAGACGCATGTGAGCGTGACCACTGCGGCCACCGGCACCAACTATACCGCCTTCGCCTCGCAGGCCTGCCTACTGTTGGATATAGTAAACACCACCGGCACCGACATCGAGGTAACACGCGGCGGCACGGGAGTAGCGATCCGCGTGCCCAATAACTCCGCCCGCATGTTTGGCGCGATCACAAATGCCAGCCAGCTATCGGTGCGCCGGGTGGACACCAGCAATACCCAAGTGGCGGTGACCGCCGTCGCCATCACCCCCTAACGCTCCGCCCGCCTAGATAGCCCCCATGCGCTTTTTTGCCCGCCTATTCCTCGCCCTCGCGCTCCTCGTCACCGGCCTGCTTCCGGTTGAGGCGCAGAGCCTGAGCCGCCCGCTCAACACCGACCGCAGCCGGAGTGGCTCCGAGTTTTTAAGCTCTGGGCAGCTTATCCTTGATAAATTAACCATGCAGGCCGGAGCGGCCTGGGGTAGTCGCAAACTCCGGGCCGCGTATGCCGGGCCCGTGATGCGCATACGCAGATCCAGCGATAACGCCGAAATGGATATTGAGTTTGCCACTACCGCTGACGCCAATGGGAATTATTGGGTTAATACTGCGGATATAATCGCTTTTTGCCCGAGCGGTATCGGTTATGTTACCACGTGGTATGATCAGAGTGGTAATGGCCGCCATGCGACACAGTCATCGGCAGTGCGCCAGCCTGCGGTTATCAGCGGTGGGGTGATTTACGGTATTAATGGCCGGCCTGCATTAGCCATTAATAACAACCAGCTGACGTTTACTGAGTTTGCAGTTGGCACAGTGATTACGGTTACGACCGTAGATCCATCGGCTCCGTTTTTATCCACATTAATATCACGAGCAGGACAGGATAAAACGATACGGCGCACTCAGACTACCGGCAATGGCTGGCGATCCGTGACGGGCAACCCGACCGGGGCAGATCTCGCACGTCAACCCGGATCATACGTAAACGGGGTTGCGGCATCGGGCACTAGCGACGGAGGGCCGATCATCCCACAGGTATTCACCACGCCAACGATCGCGGTATTTAATACCTATTTTGCGCCGACTCCCTACGCGCAGTTGAGTTCGCTTTTCTGGCATACGACGCAAACCGCGCGTTATTTTTCCGGTAAAGCATCAGAGATTATCCTGATGCCATACACCGGGGAGCTGTCGGCTAGCGACCGGGCCACGTTCACCGCCAATCAGGCCACGGCCTACGGCATCACCATAGCGCCATAATATTATGCACGCGATCTACACTACCCAATCCGCCGCCCAAATGGCGCTCGATGCGGTCAACGCCGCATTCGCAGCTACGCTGCCTGCGCATAGCGTGACCCAGCGGTGGTGCGACAGCCCGATGGAGTGCGCCGAGGGCTGGGCGATCCCGTATCCGCCAGAGCAATTTATCGCCCTGCTTGGTTCCCATATTCCAGCCGATAGCATCAACGCTGCCGATCAGCCGCTGAACCAGACTGCAGAATCAACTCCCGAAAACTTATGAGTATCGAAATAAAGGATGCAGGCTCGTTGGTCGTAGCGCCATCTGCGGCTGATTATGTATGGGTCGTCTGCTGCCTGCTCACAAAAGGCAAGCCCAGTGGCGTGGATCTGGAGCAGATCATCTTTTGGAGCTTTGGAGGCAGCAAGGACGATGCTCGTTCCGCAGCTGAAGCCCGCATTTTCAAAGAAAAGCCGGGCCACATAATCAGGATGATCAGCGCCGAGAGGATTGATCTGCCGAAAGTGTTTCCCGCCTACGACGCCTACGACGCCAGCCTTGCCCCCGCCGAATAATGCTCCGCCTCTCCCCACTGCTCCTGCTCGCCGCCCTCGCGCTCACTATCCCGAGCGCGCGGGCCATCACGTTCGCCGACTGGATCGCGAGCTACGGACTCACCGGCCCCAGCGCCGAGGCCACCGCCGACCCCGACGCCGACGGCCTCCCCAACCTGCTAGAATACGCCTTGGCCGGACTGGTCCCCAACGTCGCCAACAACTCAGCCACCAGCGCCAGCCTCCCCGTCTATGGCTTTGCCCGCCGCACTGGCGACGCCCTCGGCGCTTGGGAATGGGTGGAGGCCAATCAGCGCGGCACCGGCCTCGGCGGCATCTGGCATGCGGGCATCCGCTACATCCCGCGCCCCGGCATCGTGGGCATCCGCTTCAAGACCGAGATCACCACCGACATCAACGGCTGGTTCAGCGGGCGCAGCGCCACCATGCAGGAAGTAATCGGCGGCACCACCATCCAGAGCATCACCCTCCGCACCGGCAACACCGAGCGCAACCGCTGGTTCGCGCGCCTGCGCGTCACCGTGGACGCAGGCACCGCCGCTGACGGCACCCTCTGCACCGACCTCATACCATGAGCGCGCCCACCCTCACGCCCTACGCCGAGCGCCTGCTCGCCAAGCAGGCGGGCTGCTCCGTGCTCCCTGCGCCCCGCGCCCCGCGCCCCGCCGTGCGCCCCGCTCCCGCTCGCTCGGGCTGGGTGGCCTACTGCCCGAAGCGCCGCGCCGAGCACCTGCGCCACGCCCGCCGCTGGCTGGCCGAATACGGCGACAACCTCACCGCCTACGCCCGCGCCCACGGCCTCAGCATCACCCTGCTCTACAACGCGGTGCAGTTCGCGCGCGCCAACCCCAAGGCCAAGAGCTGGCCCGCCTTGCCCACCGGCAACCCACGCCAGATCAGCGCCGATCAACTCGACGCCATCCGCTTCGCCTACGACCACCCGACGCCGGACGAGAAACGGGGCCAGACTGCCGAGCGCATCGGCGTCTCCCGTGCCTGTTTAAACCACTACTTCGGCAAATGGAGAAAGGGTGAAGCCGCATGAAACCAGCGACCATAGATTACATCACGATCACCACCGAGTTGATCCGCGCCGGGCTCTACCACGCCAAGCCCAGCGGCTATCAAGACATCACCTACGCGCCGCCGCGCAGCGACTGGCTGACGGGCGAGTTTTATGCCTTCTTCCGCGCCACCCTCGCCGCCCTCAATACCCTCACCTACGTTCCGGAGTCAGGCGATTGCGACGACTTTGCCGAGCAGTATGTGAGCTGGGCCAAGACCTGCCACCGCCGGATGCCCCATTGCGACGGACTCGGCCTGCCGGTGGGTGTGCTGTTCTACCGCCAAGACAGCGGCGGCGGCCACGCCGTGGTAATCGCCATCACCAGCGACCGGGGCCTCGTGGTTATCGAGCCCCAGAACGGCCAGATTTTCCAGCTCACCGAAACCGAAAAACTCAGCGCCTGGCACATCCGCCTATGAGCCCAAAAGAACGCACCGCCCTCGAAACCCTCATCGCCCTTGCGCTCGCCCTCGCGGGCCTCGCGTGGGCCTTCGGCCTAGGCGGCTGCGCCACCCCCGGCCAGCCCGTGCAGATCCCCGCCCCCCCTCTCGTCCGCTACTAACTCAACCCACCCATAAAACCATGAATCCTACCATCATCGCGGGCATCCTCCGCGCCATCGTCCCCGCCATCATCGCCTACGCCGCCGCCAAGGGCTGGGACCTCTCCAGCCTCGGAACCGACGCCGCCCTGGGTGGCCTCGCCGCCCTCATCGCCGCCGCGTGGTCGGTGCAGGCGAAGAAGAAACCCGCCACCGCCACCGAGCCCGAAACCCTCTCCAAGTGAACCTCGCCGCACTCGCCTCCTTCATCGTCGCCCTCTGCAAGGCGGTCCCGGCCGTCATGCAGCTGGCGCAGATGATCGAGGCGCAGCTCGCCGAGCACCGACGCATCCAAGCCCATGCCGACATCGACGCCGACCGCGAACGCATTACTGCGCAGCCTTGGGTGTGCCCTCGCACTTGCCCTCACCGGGGGCTGCACGAGCCCCAGCCAACTCCCCCGCCTGCGGGCCATGCCTGATTATCCCGACGCCATGCGCGCCGCCCCCGACTTCACCACCGCCGCCCTCAAAACCATCGCCGACCTCGAAGCCTCGAAAAAATGAACCAGACCGTTCTCACCAACATCCTGCTCGCCGTAGTGCTAGCCCTCTCTGGCTGGTCCCTCAAAGAGACTACCGACCAGGGCAAGACCCTCTCCCGGCTGGTCGAGGCCAAGGTCAGCACCGACCGCGACCTGCTCGAACTGCGCGCCCGCGTAAGTGCGAGCGAGGCCACCGTCGCCCGCGCCGTCGCCGACATCGCCGTGATCCAAGCCCGTCTCTCCGTATCCGTCCCTCCCTCCCGATGAACCCAACCACTCCCGCCTCCGATCAGGTCGCCCGCACCATGCTGGCCGCCTCCACTTGCCAGGTCACTTTTGCCGACGGCTCCGTTGCCTCGGTGGAAATCAAGCGCCTGACCATCCGCCAGCTCTACCAGTTCGCCAAGCATCTCGCCGCCATGGATGGGCCGGACCTCGTAGCTCTCTGCACCGGCAAGCCGGCCGAGTGGTGCGATAACATCACCCCCGAAAGTTTCTCTGCACTCCACAAAGCCGCACTCGACCTAAATTTTATCAAAGCCGCCAAGCTCGCCGAGGGCGACCCGCGCCTGGCGGCGCTGATCCTGCCCTTCATCCAAGACGTGCGGGTGGTGGCCATTCTCGGCATGGACGCGACAGCGACTACACCCCCTGGAGTGAATGGCCCCGACTCATTGCCCGCGCCTGCGCCTTCGGAGTCTGCGGCGGCGACTGGGAGCGATGCCTCGACCTAACCCCCGAGCGCTTCACCTCACTCATGGCCGCCCACGAGGTGCTGCGCCTCGAAGATCAACGCAGCGCCCTCACTACAGCCACCCACGGCCAAGCCAAAACCGAGCACATCCGCCGCCTGGACGGACTCCTCACCAAAGCGATCAAGGGATTAACTGAAACCGACTAAACACCACGCCACCCGCCCACCATGGCCACCACCCAAATAAATATCAAAATCGGCGTAGAAACGCAGGTGGCGCAGCTGCGTGCCATGGAGGCGCAGCTCACGAAACAGATCGTGCAGATGCGCACCCTCGGCGAGACCGGGAAGGCCAGCCTCGTTACCCTGGAGGGAAATTTGGGCAAGGTGCGCAAGGCCCTGGACGGCGTGCGTGTTTCCACGGGAAATAGTTTTGGCGGCATCGGCCGCATCGCGGGGCAAGCAGGCTACCAAATCCAGGATTTCACGGTGCAGGTGGCGGGCGGGCAAAACGCCCTGATCGCCTTCGCTCAACAGGGCTCGCAGCTGGCGGGCATCTTCGGCCCCTACGGTGCCATGGCTGGCGCGGCGCTCTCCATCGGCGCCGTGGCCGCGAACTTCCTCTTCATGCGCGACAGCGCCAAGGATACCAAGGCCGAGACCAAGGCCCTCGCCGACGAGACCAAGCGCGTGGCCGATGAAATGGCGCGGGTGCAGGAAATGACCCGCCAGAATACCTCCAAGCTCGCAGGTATCTCCGGCCCCGACACCAACCTCTACAAGGGCGTGCGCGAAAGCCAGCTGCTCGCCGAAATGGCCGCAAGCCGCAAGGAGGCGAGCGATCTGGATGCGCTCGCAGCCACGCGAAAGCTCCAGGCTGAGAATCGTTTCGCCAACGGCACCATAAACGAAGCCGAGCGCAACCGCCTGTTGAAGGAGGGGAACGAACTCACGATGCGCGCCCGCTACGCAGAGCAGGCTTTCGCGGCAATCGTGGCGGAGCTGAACTCGCGCAAAGAAGCCGCCGCCGCCCGCGCTGTCCAAGATCTGGAAGACGAGCACCAAATCCAGAAAGAGGCTTACGACCTCGAAACCGCCCGCGCTGCCGAGGGCGAGAAGCTCGCCGCCCAACAGGATAAAGACATCGAAGCCCAGGAGAAGGCGCTCACCCTGGCGCGTGAGAAGGCCGCCGAGTTTAATGCGCAGCGCGGCCTCTCCATCAAGCTCGCCGCCTCCAATGAACAAATTCGCAGGATCGAAGATAATCCTTACCTGTTGAACAATGAGAGGGATGCCGCTAAAGCGATTGAACTTCGTAAGCAAAACGAGGCAATCGCTGAACAGATCGACCTGCTAGAGCGCCAGCAGCAGGCAAAGGGGTCGGACCCTACCCGCCAAGGCCAGATTGATACTCTACGCGGCCAGTCAGGGGTAAACAATTACCAGATCGATAAACTTACCAACAAGCCTACGGTGGAGCAGGGTTTTCTTGCGGGCACTGTAGAGTATCTAAAAAGCATCCCCACCGCAGCCCAGCGCGCGCAACAGAGCATGATGGGGGTAGCCCAAGCGATGCAACAAGGTATCGGGTCCTCCCTGCGCGGGCTAATTGACGGGACCATGACGTGGGGTTCCGCACTAGCGAATATCGGCAATGCTATTGTAAATTCCATACTCCAGAGCTTCGTGGATATGGTCGCAGGGTGGATCGTATCCCATACGATCATGGCTACGATTAAGAAGGCATTTGCGGCGGAGGATCTAGGAACAACAGTCGCAACCGAGGGGGCGAAAACCGCCGCCGTAACTACAGGGGAGGGCATTCGTGTCGGTGCTGTCGCTGCCTCAACCGCTGCAAGCACTGGGATCGTGACCGCTGGTGCTGCCGCTCAGACCGCCGCTACCGGACCCGCCGCCGTATTCCGTTCCATTATGGAGCTTGGCCCCATCGCCGGTCCGGTGACATTCGCCGCAATCATCGGCGGTATGCTCGCGCTGGTTTCGAGCATGGCAGGGCACAAGGACGGCGGATATATTAGCGGCCCCGGCACCGGCACGAGCGACAGCATCGCCGCTTGGTTATCCAATGGTGAATACGTGATGCCAGCCGACAAGACCGCCAAATATCGCCCGCTGCTAGATGCCATGCGCGACGGCAATTTGGAGCCACCCTCCTCCAATGGTGGCGGCGGCGGTATGGGTGGAGGCGGGGTCACTGTGGTTAATAACTTCAACATCGCCTCTGGCACCACCCGCGCCGAGGTCGCCGCCCTCATCCCCGAAATCGTGCGCCGCACCAAGGCCTCCGTCCGCGACGATCAGCGCCGAGGCAAAGCCTAACCCACTACCATGCCTGCCTTCCCCTCCACCCTCTATCCAGTGAACGTCAAGGCGCTGCATCGGCGTGTGCAGTCGCGTGCAGAGAGCCCGTTTAGTTACGCCACGCAGGTCTATGACTGGAACGCCGACCGCTGGGAAATCTCCATCGTCATGCCCCAGCTCAGCCGCGCCGATGCCGACATCTTCGGCGCGTGGTTGGAGTCACTTAATGGCATGGTCGGCACCTTCACTTTCGACCTCAACCCATGGGTATCCGGCACCACGCCCGGCACCCGCACCTTCCGCCTGAGTGCCCCGGTCGCCGCCTGGGATGGTAACTTCATGGACGTCTTCGACGGATTCCAGATCGACGCCATCGAAGCCGTTTAACCACCCGCACCCATGTCCCGCACCCTCACCAGTCCCGTCTCCACCGCCCTCGCCGCCGAAAGCGTGCGGCTGGCCTACCTGGTCGAGCTGGCCTTCGATACCGCTCCGCTCCGTATCTGGACCGGGAAGGGCGCTTTCGAGTGGACCGCCGGAGGGCGCACCTTCGCCGGATATGGAGACTTGCTGAATGTCTCTCCCGTCGAGGAGACGGAGAACGTCGAGGCCAACGGGCTGGAAGTCACCCTGTCCGGAACCTCGCCCACCATCATCTCAGTGTTGCTCTCGGAGAACTACCGCAACCGCCGCGTGCGCGTCTGGCTGGCGCTCTTCGACCCGACCAGCGGCGCGCTGCTCGCGGATCCAGTGAGTATCTTTGCCGGCCGCATGGACGTGATCGCGCTCACCGATGCCGGGGAGTCCGCCCAGGTGCGCGTCTCCTGCGAATCCAAACTCATCGACCTGAAACGCCCGCGCGAGCGCCGCCTTACCCACGAGGATCAACAGGATCTCTACGCGGGCGACCTCGGCCTGGAATACGTCGCCGGGCTCCAAGACAAGGAAACCCCCTGGGGCCGCAAAGCATGATCACCCTGGACTCTCTCGCTCTCCTCGCCATCGGCGCCCAAGACGTCGCCGCTCCGGAAATAAACCCCGCGTGGTCGGCGCACCTGCCCAAGCCTCCGGCGATTATTCCCGAGGCGCTTGTGCGAGCCATCACCGATGCGGACTACGATGCGCTCGAACTCGCCATGCTCGCCCGGCCGCAAGCCGACGTGCCGCTCGCCCACCATTTCGCGCCCGGCGTGTATGCACGGGAGTGCACGCTGCCGGCCGGTGCGCTCGTCCTTGGTCACGTCCACCGTGAAGGCGGGCTCAACATCGCCCTCAGCGGCGAGGCCTTGGTGAAGGTGGACGGCGTGCTGCGCCGTATCGTCGCCCCCTGTATCCTCCCGAGCGAGGCGGGCACACGCAAGCTCGCCTACATCGTCAAGGAGATGCGCTGGGTAAACATACACCCGACGACCGAGACCGACCTCGAAAAGCTGGAGGAAATCTTGATCGCCCCCAGCGCCGCCAGCCGCGCCCTCAAACAAAAAACAAAGGAAATTTCACCATGAGTTGGGTTGTCTCTGCCGTCATTACCGTCGTCGCCGCCTCCATCGTCTATTCGCAGGCGCAGGCGAAGAAAATGGCCGAAAAAGCCAAGCGCGACCGCGATAAGAACGGCGGCACCCTCATCACCGCCAAGGAGCCTGCCGCTCAGCGCCGTATCATCTATGGCCGCCGCCGCCTCGGCGGAACCTATGCCTTCCAGCACTCGACCGACACCCCCGGCGGAAAGACCAACGAATGGCTTCACCTCATCATCATGCTGGCCGGGCACGAGGTGGAAGGGATCGACGACATCTATTTCGACGATGTAGTGGTGCCGCTCGACGGCGCAGGCAACTGCGTGACCGGAAAATACTCCGGCTTGGTGCGGGTTAAAAAATACCTCGGCACCGCCAGCCAAACCGCTGACGCCGACCTCATCGCCGAAGCGCCCGACAAGTGGACCGCGAACCACCGCATGCGCGGCGTGGCTTACGTTTACGTGCGGCTCAAATACGACCAGGAGAAGCTGGCCACCATACCCAACATTTCCGCCGTGGTGCGCGGTAAAAAACTCTACGACCCGCGCACCGGGCTCACGGCCTACTCAGCCAACCCTGCGCTCGCGCTGCGGGATTACCTCACCAACACCGACTACGGCCTCGGGTGCGCGAGCGATGAAATCAATGAAGGATCCTTCATCGTCGGCGCGTCTCTCTGCGACGAATCCGTGGCCATCGCCGCCGGCGGAACCGAGCCCCGCTACTCCATCGGCGGCAGCTTCGAGCGCGACCAGGCACCGGAGAAAATCATTAGCGAGCTCGCCGCCAGCATGTCGGCCTCCTGCGTCTGCACGGGTGGCCTCTGGTATCTCACCGGGGGCAGTTACTCCGCACCCAGCGCCGCCTACACCCTAGATGACCTGCGCGGCCAGATCGTCATCCAATCCAAGGCCTCGCGCCGCGATACCTGCAATGCGGTCAAAGGCACCTACACTTCGGAGCTCAACAAGTGGCAACCGGCTGATTACCCGCCGATCAAGAACGCCACCTATGCCACCCAGGACACCGAGACTATCTGGCGCGAGCTGGATTTCCCATGGACCACCAGCGCCGCCACTGCCCAGCGGCTGGCGAAAATCGAGCTGGAGCAGACCCGGCAGGAAATCACCGTCGATTTGCCGCTCAAACTGACCGGCATGCGGGTGCAAGCTGGCGACACCGTTACCCTCACCATCCCTCGCTACGGGTGGACGGCGAAGGTGTTCCAAGTCACCAGCTGGAAGCTCCTGATCGAAGACGGAGCAGGGGAGGGCGGCGGCAGGATCGTCGGCGTGGATTTAAGCCTGCGCGAGACCGCCGCCGGCGTGTGGGATTGGAATAGCGGCATGGAGACCACCGTGGACCTCGCGCCCAACACCACGCTGCCCGATCCCTCAGTGGTGCCTGCGCCCACGGGGCTGAGCGTCACCAGCTCGGCGCAGATCAACGCCGACGGCAGTGTGGCCGGCAGGCTCGACGTTACTTGGGTACCAAGCACTGACGCTTTCGCCCAGACGACGACCGGGATTCTGCAGGTGCAATATAAGCTGGCCGCCGCCCCCGACTGGATCACCCACGCCAGCCTCACCGGCCAGGCTGACCGCACTACTATCGCGGGGCTGACCTCGGGCGCTGCCTACCTGGTGCGGATCCGTGCCGTCCGGCCGGGTGGCGCCGCCTCGGCTTGGGTGGTTACGGGATCCTCCATTACCGCCGCTGGCGACACCACTGCGCCCGGCGTGCCGACCGGCCTCGCGGCCTCCGCGATGGTGCAGGGCATCCGCCTAAGCTGGGTAAACCCCACCGCCGCCGACCTCGCCAACATCGAAGTGCTGGAGCAGGCCTCCGCCTTGCCGACGCCGTCGGCGGGAACCTCGCCGAGTTTCCGTCTGCTATCCGATACGTTTACGCGGGTAGGCTTGGCTATCGGAACGACCCGCTACTATTGGGTGCGCGCCGTCGATGCCTCGGGCAACGCCAGCGCCTGGGCTGGCCCGGTGAGCGCGACGGCCACGGCGGTGGATGCTACCGAGTTAACCGGACAAATCCAAGTCGCGCAGCTCGCTGTAGGCCTCGGCGGAGGCAACCTCCTCTCCAACAGCGCGCCTACCCTGGGCGCGGAAACGGTGGATTGGGAATTAAGCGGTAATAGCACTGGCTTAACACTTACCGAAGGAGCCGGTTTTGACGTGTGGAGGCCACCCGCCGGAGGAAGTGTTTTCATCGAGGTAAACGGCACGCCTGCCAGCAATACCTTCGCCGATATTGTAAACAAACCTAACGGCCAACTTATCCCAGTTAAGCCAGGTCAACGCTATGAGTTGAGCGCCTACTTGTCGGCGCACCGCTGCACAGGTCAGGTCAGGGTTGCGTGGTGGAATAGCGCTGGTGGGTATATCTCTGAAGATGGAGGATCAGGAGTAACATCGGCGGGGAGTGGTGCGCTCAGTGGCTGGGGGCGAAGCACTGGCTTTGCCGTTGCCCCTGCGGGCGCTGCGTTGGCGTTGTTTTACGTCCGTGCACAGACATTCACCGGCACCGACCCCTTTGTTTTTATCGCTAACGCCTACTTTGGCGAGGCACTACCAAACCAGACTGCCTTTTCGTTTTGGTCGGCCTCGGGTATCTCCACCCTGATCGACGGCAAGACCGTGCGCGCTGAGACAGTAGGCGCGGACCAACTCGCTGCACGCGCGGTTTTGGCCGACAAAATCGGCGTCGGCGAAGTGAATGCCTTGCATGTTGGGACAAACATAATTGTCAGCACCGCGGCGAACATCGGCGATGCTGTCATCTCCACGGCGAAAATAGGCGACGCTCAAATCACCACGCTCAAGGTGGTCGGTAATGCGATCACACACCCCTTTGTTTCTAACCAGTCGGGTATCGCCTACCTGAATAACACAAGTTTCGTCACCCTGGCATCGGTCGCGGGCGTGGCCGCCGGCGGTAGCTCCGTGGTAGTTACTACGAGCGTGAGCCTCACCAACAATAGCTCAGCCAGCCGCGATTTCATCCTGGAAACACTCCGTGACGGCACAGTCCTGGACAGCGTCACCCACCGCCTCCCCGCTAATTACGACACCGTAATGACCCGCATGATGCTGGATAGCGGCGCTTCCGGCACGCACACCTACTCAGCCCAGGTCCGCGTCACCACGGCTCCCGGCACATCCAACACCGTCTGGGCCGAGAAGGGCGTCATCCAACCATCAATTTACAAACGATGATCTGCGTAATCTACAAAACACAGACCGGCCACGTCACCAACGTGATTGAAAGCGGCTCATTCCCGGAGGGATTCTGCGCGGCCAACACCCCGCCAGACTGCTCACACATAATCCTGCCGTCCGATGCGTTACCACCGGGCCAACGCCACAAAGCGTGGTCAGTGATGGATGGTGCGTTGATTGCTATAGCCGAACCCGCCCCGACTGAGGCCCAAGTCCGCGCAAGCCTGATCGCTGCCGCACAATCGCACCTCGACGAATACGCCCAAAGCTGGGGCTACGACGACCTGCGCAGCGCAGTGACCTACGTCGGCGACCCTTACCCGCGCTTCAACGCCGAGGGTCTGGCCCTGCGTAACTGGCGCAGCGCAGTCTGGGCATGGCTCGACGCCCAAGCCACTCAGCCACTACCCGACCCGCTGCCCACGTCCGCTGAGTTCATCGCGCTGCTACCTGCGCCGCCTGAGCGGCCCGTGTGATATGTGCGTTTTTATGTGTTTTTGCCCTTAATTGTAAAATTTTTACAATTAAGGAATCTTTTACCCGCCCCACCGTCAGCAGGGTCCGCGCAGCGGCAGCTTGTGGCTATGCCACGTAGTTTCGATGGGTCACAGATGTGAATTTGCCCAGAATTCCCCGTTTTAGTGGGCAAACTAGCGTTTTCTCATAGGTAAATCATGCGGTATCGTAAACCGCTGGTCGCCGGTTCAATCCCGGCCATCGGCTCCAGCTTTTCAGAGGTAAAACCCTCGTTTTGACGTGCGCTAGGTTTCGCCACCTTTGCCCATAATTACCCGCCTTTTCCCTCGTTATTGGCTAAATAGTGGGCAAAGGTGGCTAATGTGTCCCGCTACGCAGAAAACCAACTCCATACCCGCACGCTGCCAAATGGCAGCTTCGAACTTTACGGGCGCATCAATGGCGAACGGATCCGCGAACGCTTCCGCGATTCCGCCAAGCTCGACGCCCGCCGCCTCGAACTCGATGCCCGCCTGATCGCCGCGCCTGATCGGTCGCAGTCGCTGCGCATGACGTGGCTCACTGAGGAGCAGCTGCGCGACGCCGAGGCCGCCGTGAAGAGGGCAGGGGGGCGCAATCTGGTCGAGTGCGTCGAGGCCAGCGACCGCGTCATGACGATCTCGGCGCCGGTCACGCTCACCACTGCCCGCACCGAGTGGGAGGCCGACGCCCGCAAGCGCCGCCGAGAGAAACGCACGATCGACAATAACGACGACCGTGTCGCCGCCTTCATCAAGTGGCTTCCGGCCACGATTACCACCGTGCAGGGAGTCACCGCCGATCACGCCGAGACCTATATCCTGCGCCAGAGCTACGACGGCGGGGCAAACAAGGTCGCCGACCATACCCGTGTGGCCCATGCCCGCATCCTGCGCGCTTGGGGCCGCTTCTGGGTGAAGCGCCGCTGGGTGAAGATTTCCCCCTTCGACCAGATCGACGTCACCGACCTGCGAAACAGCGCCGAGGCCGTCGAGCTGCCCCGCATCCTCACGCCGGCGCAGGCCCGCGCCCTCATGGATGCCGCCCGCCGCCTGCACCAGGGCGCGCTCGCCCCCTACGTCGTCCTGACTTGCTGGTGTTTTCTGCGCCACGCCGAGGCCCTGCGCATCGCGGCCGACGACATCCGCCTCGATGCCAGGGAGCCGCTGGTCGAAGTGCGCGCCAAGAAGCGCGGCACACCCTCTTACCGCACCGTGAGCATCCCGGCCTGCGTGGTGCCGCTCCTGCGCGCCGCCCTGGCTGCGATACCCGCCGACCAACGCGCCACTTGGCGCATACCCTGGGGGCGGGTGCGCTTCGACAGCCTGCGCGAAGCTGCGGGCCTCGTCACGCGCGGCCCTTCCCGCAACCGCAAGCGCTCCGTCGCGGCCGGCATCTGGCAAGAAAACATCCTGCGCCACACCGGCATCAGCTACCTGTTCCAGCAATCGGGCAACATGAGCGAAGTCACCCGGCAGGCTGGCAATTCTTCCGCCGTGGCCTTCCGGCACTACCTGCAACTGCCCGCGCCCGGTGCCTCAGCGGCGTTCTTCGCTGCGTTCCAGAGCGCTGGTAAGAGCATCAAAGGCACTGAAAACAGCCAAAAGCCGGGGAAACGGGGATTGCGGAGCAGTTCCTGAACCTTTTCAGAGCGCCGCCGAAAGGGCGGCGGGGAGAACGGGGATTGCGGAGTGATTCCGGAACCTTTCCGGAATCGGGCCTAAAAAGGCCCGAAAAGAGCCAGTGGATAGCGATATGAACCCCAAAAGACCCCTATTCTATCCCTTTTCCCTTTTTTCTTAGGAGGTACAGAAGGAAGGAAAACGGGGAATACGGGGATTTGATGTAGTTTCCCTAACTTCGCCCAAATAAAAAGTGTCGACAGTTTTAATATGGTAAGAGTTGGGGAACGCTCCCCGATTCCCCGTATTCGCCGGAGTGCAGTTTATCTGCCCAGCCCGCTGTTGATCTGGCTCCCACCCAGCGGCCCATCGGTGAAGCTGAAATTTTCGACCACGTCATTGCGGAGGGTGGTGATCAGCTGCTTCCCGGTCATCTCCGTCTTCACGTCCATGCTGAATATCTTGCTTTGCGCATGGGTCTTTCCGTTCGAGTAGAGCCACTGCCACGTCTGGCTGCCGTCGCTGTTGACGGTCTTGGAATAGGGCGCGCCCATTTGGGCGACTAGATCAGAAGAGCGGGTCTTGCCCTTTTCGATGCTGGAGACGTAGGCGCTATTAAAATCTCGCCCCGTAGTAAAGGTGGCGGTGGCGCAGCCGCCGCAAAGCGCGATGATTAAACAAGCAAGCAGTTTGGTTTTCATGGTGTAAGGTTTGTTTCAGTGATGCTTTACAGGCATCACGGAGTGTGATATCGGTTTTATCGTGAAATGGCTTCGATCACTCATAACGGCTTGGATTGTGGCGGATATTCGGCGTCGAGGGCCGATAGCATTTGAGATAAAAAGACTCGTGCACGATCAGCCGCCCGCTGCCGCATCTCAGCGACTGAATCCGAGGGGACAACCCATACGCTGACCGTGGCATTATAGCCGAAGTCTTCCTCGTCCTTCTGAAAGCGGAAACTTAGTTCCGTGCGGCCTTCGTAACTGGATAAAGGGCTCGTTAGCTCGATTTTACTCATGCTACTGCCTTCGTTTTTTATGGTTTTCATGGGTTAAAATTGACCTCGATTAACTCGCCCTCCGTGCGGCTGAGTAGTCGCTGTGATACTTTCCAGGCATCATTCACGCTTCTTCGATGCTTGAATGAGTTGATTTACGGCATCTTTTAGTGCAGATACATCAGGCATGCGCTTCGCCTCGCTTTTATGAGCTTTCACCCATGCGGCGCGATTTCTTACCCGCGACATACAATCAATGAAAAACTCCGAAGTCACCGCCGATGCAGCAACTAGCGCGATAGCAGCTCTGAGCACAGCATCGACAGCGGCATCGGAAGTGGGGTCGGCTTGTAGATCGGAGATCGCGGAGCGGAGCGCGGTGATTTCATTTTCAGCTGTGGAGTGTAGATTCATTGCAGAGGCGTTATTTACAGGGGTGCTGGCAGGTGAGGGGTATCGAAGAATTACGATGCGATTAGAAGGGCGGTGTGCGTTGACAGACGAGGAACTTACCCGCGTGGCCGCTGCTCGTGATCTGGTATTTGCGCGGATAGTTTAAGCGGGTTAAAATCGTAGTTCAATTACGCCGTTTTCCGTGCGGCTGCTGTAGCCTCCGCCCTCGTCTCGCCACTGGCTTTTTTGGTAGGCGGACTTTTCTTAATTTCTTCCTTAACAACCTGTTCGATCCACCGCGACAAACTATAGCCCTTTTCTTTGGCGATAGCGCGACAGGCTGCCACTAAGGCAGGGTCGATACTGAGGTTAATGGCGGGCCTTACTCTTTTTTTTGGTTCCGTTTTCACTCTGAAGTTGTGCGCACACTTTTACGGACTGTCGATTTTTTTATTTACAGTGTGCGGACACTGTGCGCACACTGTGCGGCATGGAGACCAACACCAAACCCCGCAGAGTTCGCGGGACCAATCTGTATCTCGACCCAGCGCTGGTTAATGAGGCGCGCAAAATTGCCAGTAAGCGCGAACAGTCACTGTCCCGCTTCATAGAGAAGATTCTACGGCGTCAGGTAGCTGCCGCGCAGGGAGGTGCGAAGTGAGCCGCAGCCCAAATGCTCGCATCCCCGCCGCGCTGCAAAAGCGCCTGGCTGCGCTGTCCTACCGGACGCACCGCACCACCTCGGCGGTGATCGAGATCGCGCTGGAGCGGGCGCTTCCGATCTTGGAGCGCGAGGTTGCGGCGGGCGACTACGCCAGCTTTGAGACGGCCCGCCGCCGCCACCTCGACGTCGCTGAGCGCGCCGGCATCTTCGCCCCCGCGCCGACCGCTGCCACTGCCCCCGAGTCCCGCCGCTCCTTTGTCCTGACTGGAGGTGCACTGTGAAAAAACCAAACAAACAAGCGAGTTCCGCCCTCATTGCACTGACCGCAGAGCTGGAATCATTATTCAAGGACTTCATCCACGCGAGTGGGGGGCTTACTGGAGACATCACCATCACAGTCTCCGGCACCCGTAAAAAAGTGCAGAATATCAGTTTTCGTGGACACGCAGGCGACTTAGATTTCGGTGCTTCTACCGGAGACGCCAGAAGCACCGGGGATTTGATTGAGATAGCCCACGGGTTACTTACTCCCGAGGCAAAAAAACAGGCGCGCGTGCGCGAGGCCGCCCATTATACAAAGCTAAGCGAAGCTGCAGCCCGGCAAGCTGCTATCTGGAATGCTGAATCGGAAAAAAATAATACAATAGCAGCAGAGATACTATCTCGCCGCCCATTAGCCGAGGGAGGTGCGCTGTGAAAGCGCAGCCCTCATTCGTTATTCTTCGTAAGAAGAAATGGAAACCGAAGGTAAACCTGACTGTTTCCGCCAAAGTTAAAAAAGCGGCGTCGGCGTGGTGCGACCAGAACCAGTGCAGTCTTTCTGCGTTGGTCGAAGAGCTTCTGAAGCGGCACTTGAAATCCGCGAAGGGAGGTGCGCTGTGAGCGCCGAGTCAATTTTCCCCGCGTCGCAGATCACGCCGCACGCTGCCGAGTTGTTGCCCGGCGGTGAAAACCGCATGCGCCTTGGCGAACAGTTCATCGAAGCGGGCACGTGGGAAGACATCCTTGGAGAATCCGCTGATGGCCAGACCGTTATCCTCGGGCGCACCAAAACGCTCGAAGACAAAGACGGCCAGGTAGTGGGTTGGGTGTGTGAATATGCGCACCCCACACACCCCCGCTTCGGAAAGCGAGCCCTTATCGAGTTCCTTCAGCGCGAGTGCGCGTTGCTCGGGCTGAAACTTATCAGCAACCCCCAGCGCGAGCAAGACAGCGCGGGCCTGAACGTCGTCGGTAATAGCGACGGCGTGCTCACGGAAAACCAACACGGAGGGCAGCGGAGTATCAGCCATGATAACCTCAGAAACACCGAAAGCCCCGCCATTAAGCAAGAGCAAGGAGGTGCTCTGTGAGCGCCGCCCAATCCATCGCCGCCGTTTTCGGCGTGATCTGCGTGGCGGTGATTGTGGCCATTGCCATCGCCCCCCACTGCATCAGCCGCGCCGACATCGACGAGGCGAACGGTGAAGAGGCCGACGAGGGATCCGCCACCGATCGTGCTCGCCGTCTGGCCTTGGGTATCAGCGAGAAAAACGCCGCCGCCCTGGAATGTAAGCGCACCGATGGAGGTGCCCGGTGAACTACGACTTACCCACCGTCCCCGCTTTGCGCGGGCTCGCGCCAGAAGCCGGTGATCCTTCGCTCACCCACCGGAACGATCTTGGGCATAACCAGCACCTGCACGTGCAGCTGGCCGGGATGCACCAAGGCAACAGCGGGCAAGCCGCCAACCTCACCACGAAAACGCAGGAAGTCGCTATCCTCGGTCAGGCCGACGGTAAAGACCAGGAAGCGCCCGGCATCCATGGTAACGAGTATATCGTGCCCGGCGCCAGCCGCTTCATTGGCCAGTCGGTCCACCTCTTCGCGCAGCATGGCAAAGGCACACTCAGCCCGCGAGGGCGGCATGCGGAGATTGGAGAGGTGGTGATGGACATCGGGGAGCTGCAAGTGGAGCCCCTCGCGTTGAATGAGGTCGTTAATTTCGGGAGTCATGACAGCTCCGAGACTGGCGAGGGCAGGGCGGTGGAGCAATCCACCACTGCCCCCGCGCAGCCCGAGCGCGACGGAGGTGCCCAGTGAGCCACACCCTCACCCTCGAAGACATCGAGGCCATCGCCTCCAAGGTCGCCGAGAAACTGCGCCTCACCCCGGCGCAACTCGCCGCCCCGCTGCCCGAGGTCATCGGCACCGCCGAGGCCCAGCGCCTGCTCGGGGTTGCTAGCCCCAGCGCCCTCTACCGCCGCCTGGCGAAGCTCGGCATCAAGCGCGTCGCCCAAGGTACCTACCGCCGGGCCGACATCATCAACGGCATCGCCCGCGCCACCCTGCCCAAGAAAGCCGCGCCCGCGCCCCGTGCCTAACCCTTTTCCTCCCGTAAACAATGAAACCAGCCAAGACATCCACCACGCCGCCCGCAGCGGCACCCACGCAGACCGGAGCCGAAGCCCTGATCATCGGCTCCCTTAAATTCACGGAGGTGGCCGCGCAGAACCAGCCGCGCGGCGTGCCTACCATCACCTTTCGCGGCAACGCCGAGAACAAGAACAAGAGCACGCTCAGCTTCAACGGTGCGGCCATCGCCGCCACGCCCGAGCTGGCCAAGGTCGCCCGCGTGCGAGTGTTCGCCGCAGAGGGCAAGCCCAGCCTCGCCATCTTCCCCTGCGCTGCCGACGAAGGCACCTCTTTCTTGGTGGAGAGCGCGAAGTCGCCACTCCCGCGCAAGAAAATCCAAGGCCGCGTGCTCGCCTCCCTGGCTGCCTACTCCCGCGTCACCTACCGCATCGAAGCCATCGAGAGCCCCCGCAAAGGCTGGCTGCTGGTCGCCACCGGCAGCGAACGCCACGCCTGAACCCACCACCCACTTACAGACCCGGCGGCAATGGCCAAGCCACCAACCCTACGGCCTCACCAAAAATAGGGGTCTAACAATTTGCCCACCCCGGCAGCCACCGGGGCGGGCGCTCTAAACAATGAATAACGATACGCCCACCACCCAGCCAGAACCCACCGGAGCCGTCAACGCTGCTCCTTCCGCCCCCGTCGCCAAACGCGAGCGCATCCTCCTGATCGGCTACGAAAGCTACGTGCTCCCCAAGAGCGCCACCGACGCCGAAGTAGCCACCCTCATCCGCCTGTTCGATGGAGCCAAGAAGCTCGAATCGAGCTTCGGGTCGAAGGAATACGACTTCTTTTTAAACGGGAAGCCCACTGTCACGCTCACTAGCGAGATCCGCGCCATCCATGCCAGCCGCGAAGCCCTCTCCGCTGCGCGTGCCGCCGCCGCCCAGGCTGCGCCCGACCCCTACGCCGGAATGGTTACTACTCCAGCCATCGAAGGAGGTGCCCAATGAGCAAGCCCCTCGCCGCCAACGAAACGCGCCGCCAGCTGCGCTACAACTACACCGCCGCCGAGCACATCGCCAAGGCGCAGGCCATGGCCGAGGCGTTCACCCGCTTCACCATCACGGAGGCTGAGCTCAGCCGCGTCAAAAAAGACTACGGTGCCCGCCTCGATGCCATCCAGAGCGAGATCGACCTGCTCCGCGAAGCCGTGGCCAGCGGCTACGAGCTCCGTGATTACCTCTGCTTCTGGGAATACGACCAGCCCCGCCTCGGCCGCAAGCTCCTGCGCAAACGCGAGGGTGGGGAAGCCGTGGCAGAAGAAGACATGACCGAGCGCGACCGTCAGCTCGTCATGGAAATCCTCGACGCCGAAGCCGCCCGCGCCTCGGCCCCAGCGCCCGCTGGCGAAAAGCTCCCCCTGCCCGCACCCAAGCTCTGGCCCGAGCACCCCACCGAAGTTGCCCTCAGCAAAGCCGACGCCCTCGCCGGCATGGCCGACGGTCCCCTTGTCATCCGCGAAGAAGACGCCCTCGCCTACGCTGACTGGTTCTTCTCCACCTTCTGCGACGCCGAGACTAACGACCTGCGCCCCAAGGACGAAGCCGAAGAGTGGCTCGACGGCATCCTCGATGCCGAGATCACCGGCGAGATCGAGACCTTCCTCCAGTGGCTGCTCACCACGCCTGCGGTGCAGGATATGCCCCGCAGCGAATACGTGATCACCAAGACCCGCGCCCACCTTGCCGACCGGGCCGAAACGCTGCGCAAGAGCATGGAGGCCGCCAAGGCCGAAGCCGCCGCCAAGAAGAAAGCCGCCCGCTCCGGCCGCCGCGCCAGCGCCTCCGGCACTGTCGAAGTGCCCGCCGACGAAGGCAGCCGCGACGACGCAGGCCCCGACTCCAAGACCAACCTCTAAGCCCACCCGAGCCCATCAGTCCCCTCTCTCCCCTCAGTCCCATCCAACACCCATCCCATCCTAAATCATCATGAAACTCAGCGAAAAAAAGTCCGGCAACTTTGCCCCCTGCCCTGAATATACCGGCCGCGCCGTGTGCGTGGACGTCACTCCCCCCGAGACCAAGCAGACCGAGTATGGTCCCAAGGAAAAATTCCGCCTCACCTTCGAGATCGACCTGCTCGACCAGAGCACCAAGCCCGCCCGTCCCCACTGCGTGTGGTCTAGCGGCTTCACCACCTCGCTCAACGAGAAGGCCAGCTTCCGTAAATTCCTGCGCCAGTGGTTTGGCCGCGACCTCACTGCGCAGGAGCTCGAAGAGTTCGATACCGAGGCCCTGATCGGCAAACCCGCCTTCGTCGTCATCACCCACAGCCAGGGCGACAATGGCGAGACCTACGCCAACATCACCGCCTGCACCCCGCACAAGGTCGGCGAACCCCTCGCCCCCTCCGGCACCTTCACCCGCAAGAAGGACCGCGACGCCAAGAAAGCCGGTGGCGGCGGCGACTCCGCCCAGGGCGAAGGTGCCAGCTACCGCAAAGCCGCGCAGCCCGTGGCCGAAGACGGCGGCACCGTAGGCCGCGAGAACTGGATGCGCACCAAGGTGCACGTCGGCAAACACGCCGGCGTCGATCTGGGCGACCTCGACCCCGAGGCCATCGAGAAGCTCATCGCCAACTGGCTGCCCGTGCACGCCAAGAACGCCAAGCCCAAGGCCGACGATAAGCGTCTCGCCGAGGCCCTCGGCTTTGCCCAGGCCGCGCTCGCCGAAGCTGCCGCCACCCCACCGGCCCCCGCCGCCGACACCTACTAAGCCCCGCCCGCCAACCCTACAGGAGGCACCATGCCACTCAGCACCGAACAACTTACCCTCGGCGGCCCCGTCGAGGCCGCCACGATCGACATCATCCCCGCCGCCTTCGAGGCCCGCCGCGTGGCGCTTGCCGCCGCCAAGGTATGCCGCGAAGTGCGCGATGCGGACAGCGTCAAAGACGCCGCCGCCGCCCTCGTGGCCGTCAAAGCCCTGCTTAAGCAGACCGAGGCCAGCCGCACCCTCGTCAAAGCCCCCGTGCTCGCCGCCAGCCGGGCCATCGACGAGACCTGCAAGAACTTCGTGGCCGACCTCGTCACCGAAGAAAAGCGGCTCAATGCCCTGATCGGCACCTACCAAGCCGCCGAGCAGCAAAAAGCCCTCGCCGCCCGCCTCGAAGCCGAGCGGCAGGAACGCCTCATCCGCGAAGAGCAGGAGAAACGCGAACGCGATCGCCTCGCCGCTGCCAGGGCAGGGGAGACCAAGCACCTCGAAAGCGATATGGACGAGATCGCCCAGGAGGCCAACCAAGCCGCCCTCGAAGTGCGTCAGGCTGCCATCGCCCAGGCCGAGGCCACCGCCGCGCCGGAAGGCATCTCGGTGCGGAAGAACTGGAAGTTCGAGGTGGTGGACGTTCGCCGCCTCTTCGTCGCCCACCCCGACCTCTGCACCATCGAGCCCAATAACGCCGCCATCCGCGCCATCATCAAGAACCGGCAGGATATTCCCGGCCTGCGCATCTGGGCCGAGCACGCCGCCGTGGTCGGCGCCAAGGCCACCAGCACCGTGCCCACCGCCGTGGCGGCCTACGACTACTAAACCTGCGCCACACCCGCCATGGCCTCGCTCAAAGAACTCCTCGCCGCCAAGCAATCCGCCGCCGCCAGCGCCCCCAAGCCTGCGCCGGTGGTGGCGGCACCAGCGGCCCCCGGCATCGTCATCCGCCCCAGTGCTCCGGCACCGGCGGCGGAGGCGAAGCCCGAGCCGCGCCCCTTGGGCGAGCCCTCGGCACAGGCGGCCGACGTCCCTTTCGAGTTCGCCTCCGAGAAACCCTCGGAGGCGGCCCGACTGTGGCTGGCCGCCCGCCAGGTCCCGCACAGCCAGCTCGGGATCTACCTGGAGCCGCCCCCCAGCTGCTTCGCGTGGCTGGCGCTGGATCTTCCGGAGGATCGGGGCCGCCTGATCCTCCTGCACCGCCTCCCGCTCCTCTTCAAGCGGACGGGGGATGTGCCCTTTTAGAAAAGCCCTACCACTTCAACTACACCTACACCGAACTTTTTAGCGACCGGCTGGCCAGGCAAGGCCCCTACCTCCGCCCGCTCGCCGTCGCCCTCATGGCCCGCCGTATCGCCGCCCGACAAGCCGCCAACCCACCGCCCTCCGGCTGGTGCCCCCGTTGCTGGCATGGTCGGGGGCGGGCCATCCCCGCCGTAAACTGCACCCTGCACCCACAAAACAAATGACTCTCACCATCATCGCCATCGACCCCGGAGCCCACGGAGCGCTCTGTTTTATCCCGGCCCGCCACGGCCAGCCCGTCATCCACAAAACCGCCGACAGCTCCCCGCTCGAAGCCGTGCGCGATGCGCTCGCCGCCGCCGACGGCGACCCCACCGCCTGCGTGGCCTACGTCGAAAAGATCGGCGGCTTCATCGCTGGCAAGTCCCTGCCCGGCTCCTCCATGTTTAAGATGGGCCACAGCGCCGGACTCTGGGAAGGGATGCTCACCGCCCTCCGTATCCGCACCATCCTCGTCCGTCCGCAGGATTGGCAGGCGGGTATCACCGGCACCACTGGCAAGAAGGGGGCTGACCGCAAGCGCGCCCTCCGTGCCGAGGCTATCCGCCGCTTCCCTGCGCTCAAACCCACCCTCGACACCTGCGATGCCCTACTGATCGCCGACTACGGCCAGCGCGCCGAGAAAGGAGCCCGCGCATGAACTGCCGCAACGATAACGCCGCCCGCAAAATCGACGTCGCCATCCGCCGTGGCTGGGTGCCCGCCCTCCGCTGCGGCCCCTGCCGCTTCCTCCGCCTCAGCCGCGTCGAGCGCAGCAACACCCTGCGCGCCGCCGCCGCCAAGGCCGACAACCGCTGGCGCCCCTCTCCCGTGCAGCGGGAAGAACAGGAGGCCGCATGAAACTCGCCCCGCAACAACTCGCCGCCGTCGAGCTCGTCGAGTCCGGTGCGCCCGCCTTCATCACTGGCATGGCGGGCACCGGCAAGAGCACTGTCATGGCGGCCATCGTAGGCCGCGCCCGAGGGCGGGTGGACCTATGCGCCACCACCGGCATCGCCGCGCTCAACCTCCAGCAACAATTCCTCGAACGCACCGGCCTCACCCTCACCGCCCGCACTATCTATCGTTATGCCGGCATCGGCCTCGGTCCCGCCACCGGCCAGAGCTTCGAGGATTACTCCAGCTACCTCGAAGGCACCATGAACCGCAGCCGCAAGGCCGCTTACCAGCGTATCCGCTCCGCGCAGACCGTGGTGATAGACGAGGTCTCCATGCTGCCCGGTCGCACCCTCGATTTCCTCGATCACCACTTCCGCCGGGTGCGCGAGTGCGCCAAGCCCTTCGGCGGCGCGCAGATCGTGGCGGTCGGCGACTTCCTGCAACTCCCTCCCGTGGCCAAAACGGGCCGCTACGATTGGGCCTTCCACTCCGAATCTTGGCGCGGCGCCGGTCTCGTCCCCTGCTACCTCACGCAGATTTTTCGCCAGAATGAACCAGAGTTCATCGATGCCCTGAATGATTTCCGTGTCGGCCGCATCTCCGGACGCACCGCCGAAGTGCTCGCCACCCGTGTGGCCCGCTTCCCCTCGCGCAATATCCCCCGCCTCTTCACCCACAACGTGCAGGTCGATAAGTGGAACGCCTACCAACTGGAAAACATCGAAGAGCACCCCGAGCGCACCTTCACCGCCCGCACCAACGGCAACCCCGACCAGATCGAGTTTCTTACCAAGAACCTCGTCACGCCGGATACGCTTGTGCTCAAACGCACCGCCCGCGTCATGTTCACCGCCAACCTAAGCGATGGTAACGGCGGCATGATCGCCGCCAACGGCGAATGCGGCACCGTGCTGGAGTTCGATCAGCCAGGGCGCGACACCTCGGCGGGCATCCTTATCCGCAAAGACGACGGCAAGGAGATCGTGGCCGAGCCCTTCGTCTGGCAGTTCGATCCGCAGGACGACGATTCCGCCAAGTTCATCCAGCACCCGCTGCGCCTCGCCTACTCGATGACGATCCACAAAAGCCAGGGTCTCAGCCTCGATGCCGCCCTGATCGACATCCGCGCCGCCCGCGAGCCTGGGCAGGCCTACGTGGCACTCTCCCGCCTGCGCTCCCTGCGCGGGCTCTACCTCAAGGACTGGTTCTCTGGCGTCTTCGTGTCGCCCGAGGCCATCGGTTACTACCGCGAACTCGAAAGCCGGAGCGCCGTCGCCGCATGAAAGCCAACCCCAAGCGCACCTGGTTGATCACCCTGCGCGGCCGCAAACCCGCGCAGACCACGGCCGCCGTGTTCTCCGGCACCTATGACGACGCCCTATCTGAGGCCGACGTCATGGAATGCCACGTCCGGTGGCAGGTTTTATCCACCTGTATCGAGGCCACCGAATGAAGCCGCGCCGCCCCCAAGCCATATCAAAAAACTTTCTAGCTGTCGCAGCCGAAAACGCTACCGGCATCCACTTCGTATCACAGCAGACAACCGCTGCGCTGACTGAGCCTACTCCCTTCCAGTTCATACCCCAAAATCCCCCTGCGCCGTGGCACGCAAAACTTAGCGCCCGCCGTAGTGAACCGGGCCACTGCAACCAGTGCGGGAAACCTTCTGATCGCCCCGATAAAACCAACTGCACTAAGTGCAAAGACAAAGCCAAGGAGGCATACCATGAACGCCAGCGCCGCCGCTTTATCGAGGAGCTAGTCGCGGGCGACACCACAAAGGCTGAATGGCTAAAGAATCTCGCAGCAATGCAGCGCCGGATTGTGTCTCTGGAAAGTGCCGTCGCCCGCCTGCAACTCTCGCGGGTCAAGGACTACAAGCGCGTCTGGAAGCTGGGCTACTCCGCACGCAAGGCCAAGGAACAGGCCCAAGGCGCATGGGAAATGCCGACGATGACCAAACAAGAAGCCGCAACAATGAGCCATGCCTACTCCAGCAAACACTGACTTCCGAAGAATACTCTTCATGCTTTCCTCTAACAGATCGCAGCGCGACGTTTTCAACGCCTTCCTTAAAATGGCCGCTTGCGCACTTGCGGCAGGGACTCGTGAAAAAGAATATCTCGAAGAGGCAAAACGCTGGAATCCAGACGAGCTAAAGACATTCGGGCAGGCGCTTGGCGCTCTCATAGAAGAAATGGAAGATGAGCATTTCACCGATGTCCTTGGTGACGTGCACATGGACAATCTTGGGCATCGCGGGCAATCCCATGGCGGCGAGTTCCACACTCCATCCTCTGTCTGTGACCTCATGGCACAAGTGACAATAGGCGACCGTATCCAAGACTTTGATCGGCTAGTGCAGGAAAACGGGCACGTAAAAGTAAGCGAGCCTGCGTGCGGTGCCGGTGCGATGTTCCTGGCACTGGCAAAGGCTCTCACGCAGGCCGGTCGCGCCGACTTGATCGCTCGCCTTCGAGTCGTAGGAATCGATATTAACCGCGCTGCCTGCGACATGTGTTTTATCAACACAACCCTCTGGGGTATCCCAGCGACGATTGTGCACGGAAACACGCTTTCGCTCCAGACATGGGGCCAATGGGACAACGTGCATCGGCTAATGCCCGACCTACGAATACTTAAGTGTGATCCGACTACTCGACCACCCGCTAAATTGGCAGCGCAAATAGAGTTTTGCCTAGGCCCCACCACCACCCACCAATGACCGCCCTCCCTTCACCCACACCCTCAACCGCCGCCCAAGCCGCCCTTGCCTCGCCCGTCGCCTACTTCGGCAACGCCTTCGCCCAAGAGCCGGAGGAGATTATCCCCCTTGGTGACATCCTCGAA